GTGATGACCTCGAACTTCACCTTGATGTAGGTGCCGTCGCCGCGGGCGGTGGTCTTCTCCTCGGCCTCGAGCGCCTTGAGCTGGTAGTCGCCCTCGGGGATGGGGTCGTAGCTGGCCGGGGTGTTGGCTTCGACCTCGGCGATGTTGAATCCGAATTTAGCCATGATGTTGACCTCTCAGTTTATCAAACGGGGTTGGGGGTGGGTAAATCAGTCGGCAATGGGCAGCAGCCGGCGCAGGTTCTCGATCGTCATCTCGATCTCCTCCGGGCAGTTGTAGCGGTTCTTGGCCGCGTAGGCCGGGTTCTCAACAAAGTGCAACAACCGCTCCCCGGTGGTCACGCCGCGGGTTTTCTGGTTGTTGAACCCGGTGTCCGCCTTGCGGATTATGACCTTGAACGCGGCAAACGCGATGACGTCGGCCCACTCCTGCAGCAGCGCGTTGCAGCGGTTGGGCAGCTTGGGCTGGTAGCGGTCGTAGGGCTCGGTGCGGGGGTCTTCAAACCGTACCACCGCCGAGTGCGCGATGAGCACCACGTTCATACCCCGCCGCGTGCGCAGCACGTCCAACCCCTGCAGGATCTCACGGAACTCCTCCGCGATCAACATGGCCCCTTTGCCGTAGGCGAGGTCCTTGGCGTCGTGGGCCGACTCGACGCTGGTCACGATGAGCGGCTCGATGAGCCAGTCGACCGAGTCCACCACCACAGTGCGGAAGTCATGCGGCTCTTTGATGAGCGTCTTGATGGCGCCCACGACGTCGCCGAGCGCCTGCGCCCGCGGAAAGCTGGTCACATCCAGCGAGTCCAGCCCGTCTTCGGTGCTGATGAAGATCGGGCTCGGAAACTGGCTCGCCAGCGTCGACTTGCCGATACCGTGGCCGCCGTACAACACCACCCGCGGCGGGGTGGCCTGGGGCCCGCGACGCAGGGCGGCCTGCCAGTCGGGGGCGGTGAGCGCGGGGGCGGCCTCGGGGCCGGCCGCGATCGGCTCGGCGGCGGGGGCGGGTTTCGCTTTTGACATACGGTTCTCCGTTCTAGGGGGTTAAAGGCGGATGGGTTAGTCTTCCGCCGGGTCTTCAGGGGTGAAGTCGAAACTGGTCTGGCCAAAGTCCCACGACTGCGACAGGTACCGAAAGCTCTCCCGGTCCCAGCTGAGCAGCTGGATGACGTCTTCCTGCTCGCTCACGACCGCCATGCACACCGCGCACAGCGCCGGGTCCCCCACCATCAGCAAGTGGTCCCCGGGGCGCCAGTCGGCGAGCACTCGCCGCGCCCGCGTGAGCATGCCCCCCGTGTCGTAGGGTTTGCGCGGGCGGCCAAACACCGCGCGCAGCTGCCCGAAACGCTTCGCGTCGCTCAGGTCTTTAGTGTTGTCCAGCTGCACCACGAACACGGTGCACGTATTACCGATTTCCATTTTTGCGTTTCCTAGGTGGGGGTGTTATGAGGGCGAGCTCCGCGGGGGTGAGGTATTCGGCACAGCCCACCGCGACCGCTATTTTGAGCGCCTCGCGATGGTACCAATCGTAGTCCAGGTCCGCCGGGTGGGTCACGGGGTCGGCGAGCAGCATGCACGCGCGGGCGCCCTCGGTCTTGGGCACGCGGTTGCCGTTGCTGCGGTAGCGGATGGGCTCGAGCGCGGGGTCGTTGCTCTGGTACCACCGCACCACCCGACCCAGGTACCCGCCCAGCTGCTCGCCGCCACCGGTGACGTTGCGCGCGCTCACAAAATCCCGGAACGGCGCCGCGTGTATGGTCGCCAGCAGGGGCTCCCCCCGCGCCAACCACCGCCCCACCGCATCCGAGCAGACCTGCGCGGTGGGGTTCTTGCGTAGCGACAACGGGGCGTAGATACCCTTCACCTTGACCGTGCGGTCCACCTTGACCGCAAAATAGTTGTTAACGTCCTTCATGGCGAGCGCCCGGTACGGGGTAGACTCAAACGCGAAGCGCGACAGCTCGCTAAACCGATGCACGACCTCCTGCACGGTGCTCTCTAGATGCCGAGAATGCCGTATCGCGATGCCGTCGGTGTTGGCTGACAGGGTCGTGACCCCGGCGGCCTCGAGCCACTCGATGAGCATGAGCAGCGTGAACTGCCCGGTCAGCGTCACCGCGAGCATCAGGTCCGGCGAGTACAACACTGAGTAGCGGCTAGCCAATTTGCCGAACGTGCCGTTGAGCGAGATCTTGAGCGTGGCGTCGGTGGTGCGGTCGCCGGTGCGTTTGGCCTCGAGCCGGCGCTCGTAGATCCGGCGGTACTCGGTCACGAACGCCGCCCCCAGCCCCGCGGGCACGAACCCGCACTCGAGGATGATGCTGGGGTAGAAGCTCGCCGCGTCGATGTCGCAGATGACGTCCTCCCCCGCCACATGGCAGACCTTCCGGTCATGCACGCTGTGTATGCCGCCCACGCCGAGCTGGTACTCGCCCGAGCCGAACCGCACAGTGCGCGCCCCCAGGAACTCCGGCAGCACCACGTGCCCGGTGGCGGGGTTGACCGCGAACGTGTGCCCCGCGACCCGCTCGAGCAGGGCCGCGAGCTCCGGATCACGAAACCGGAGGAACGGCGGCGGACGGTACGTGACTGCGGGCGGAATGGCGTGCTCGCGGCGCTGCAGCCCCATGCTGCTGATGTAGACCTGCTCGGCCATCTGCGAGTCCGACCGACTGCGCATGTCCACGCCGTAGCGCCGGCTCATCTCCACCCGCAGCATGACCTCCCCCTCCAGCTGCCGCAGCAGCTCGGCCGTGATGGCGAGGTCGTTGTGGCAGTACTCGAGCAGCGCGGGCTCCTGGGCCGGGGTGATGGGCTCGTCGTGGGCGAGCGGCATGTCCTGTAGCCGGGGGGAGTGCATGCGCGCGCCGTACGCTTTGAGCCCCACAAACGACGGCGCCACCTCGATCAGATCGATGCTGTCGCCGAGCCGCTCGCGCAGCCCGTACCGGCGCATCGCCGCCCACGGGCTCAGGCGGTTGCCGATGACGTCGTCCGCCACGCGCTTGATCTCGGCCTCGGTGCGCCCGGCGCACCACGCCGCCACCACCACCGCGTCGAACTGCCGGCTGTTGAACCCGACAAACGTCACCCCCGGGCGGCTCACAAACTGCTCCAGCCGCGCGGGTGAGTCCGGCTCATGGCGCCAGAGGTCGAACCGCTCGCCGGTGTCCACGTCGAGCGCGCAGAACAGCGTGCGGTTGGGCAGGGTCTCGGTATCAAACACAAACGTCGCCATCAGTCTTGATTGACGTAGCCGGGGCCGGGCTCCTCGCCGGCCTCAGCCGCGGGGGCGGCGGGCTGGGCGGCGACCTCGAGCTCGATGAGTTTCTGCAGGAAGTGCGCCGCTTTGCGCAGGTCCTCGACGCCGTTCTTCTCGTGGTACCGCTCGACGTACTTCGTTATGCAGCCCACGAAATAACCGCGGCCGTACATCCGCCACTGGCGATCCCAGTGCTCCTCGCCGCCCTTCTTGTAATGCGTGCCGCCGACTTGACGCGAGTTCGCGCTCATTCTACGCTCTCCTTGATGAGGTTAAACAGTTCCCGCTCCCGCCCGATCAGGATCAGCTCCTGCGCGTAGGCCAAGTAGCGTTCAAACACAGGGCGCATGCCCCGGTTGCCCAGGCTCAGCTCCCGGGCGCAGAACACCGCCCCCTGGGCCAGGTCCGCGAGCTTCAGCGTGCGGGCGTCCGCGGGCGACAGCTCCGGCATGACGAGCCCCGCCGCGCGCATGAGCCGCTGCTCGAGCTCGTCCACGCGGTCGCCGATGCCGAACTCGCGCTTGGCGGGCGAGGGGATGTCGCCGGTGAGGTGCTCGGCCAGGTCGTGCAGCAGCGCCGCGATGAGTAGCGCCCGCGAGGCCAACGGGTTGAGCAGCAGCGCGAGCGTCGCCACGCCGTGCGAGTGATGGCCTACGGTTTCCGTGACGAGCGTGGTCAACGTGTGGTAGCGGGTGACCTCGGAGCCGGCGATGATGAAGTTGAGAGTATCTTTCAACAGAGTTCTCCAGTTAGCAAGTTATGCGAGCAATTATAGCCTGAGCCGCGGCGCGCGGGCAACCACTATTTTTCCTGGTTCAGCCGAGCGCGCTCACGCCGGTCTATCCACTCGAGCGTCGCCCGGCGCCAGTCCTCGGCGCGGACGCGCTGGGCGTAGTAGCGGCCGTCGCCGACACGCATGCGGCGGGCGCGGCTGACCTGCGCCATGGGGCGGGCGACGTCGACGAAGAACTGATTGGCGTAGTGAACTCTCTCGTTAAACGGGTCCGCGCAGAACATTTCACACTCGGCGAGGAAGGTCTGGTACTCGCTGTTCAGCATCAACGGCAACGGCCGCACCAGCCCCCGGGCGTAATGGTCGTACTCCTCCACCACCGGGGGCGACTGCAGGTACCGCGCCGCGTCGTACAGCTCGGTGTAGAGGTGGAAATTGACCGACGCCTGCCGGTACACGCCCAGGTGATGGCCGGTGGCGGCGGCTACCACCTCGTGCAGCACGCTGAAGTGCACCGCGTTCGCGCCGTAGGCCCCCCACCAGATGTCGTTCGAGCGATTGAACACCGTCATGTTGAGCCGGCCGCCGCGGACCTCGAACACCGCCTGGGTGTTGCAGGCCTTGTCCTTGGTCTTCTTAAGCAGGTCCGCGCTGTCCCAGATCTGCACCACCGCCTGGCGGGTGGCGGGGTCGCGCCGCAGCAGCTTGATAACCCCCGCGAGCTGGTCGCGGCCGAAGTGCTCGCGCCAGCGGTAGCCGTACGCCGCGTTGTACGTTTGGCCGTCGTCGGAGTACTGCCCGATGCGGCTGTTGAACTGCTGCAGGAACTCCACATCGCGCCGCCCCGCGAGCATCCACAGCGACTCCATGAGGTGAAAGATCGGGTTGGCGTCCCGCCCCGCGTGAAACAGCACCCGCTCCGCGGGACGCAGGTACGTCGTAACGACCATCTCGGGGCACACCAACGCGGGACCATTGCGGGTCGGCTCGGGCCGCAGGTCCAGCGCCTTCATACGCCAGAAGATCGCCGAGAACGCGGCGTTGACGTTGCGTACTGTGATTTCCATGGCTGTCAGAACTCCGTCTCGGGTCGGTACATGGTTTTGGGGGAGCCCTCGCCCCGCACCGTGCGGCAGTACTTGCTGTACTCGCACATGCAGTTCTGCACATCGTGCAGGGTGAGGTCGTCGATACCTAGCTCGCGGGCCACCGCGACGCGGACCTTGATGAGTTCGGCATTGAATGAGGCCTGGTTCCAGCCGGCATGCGGCGCCCGGTTGAGCAGGTAGTTCAGCCCCCGGCTGCTACCGGGGCCGATGGGTGCGTACCGGCGCAGGTCCGCGGCGCTCGCCATCTGCGGGCAGTACGTCAGGTCCGCGGCCACCTGCCCGGCCATGAAGGTGCTGATGCCGAAGCTGCAGGAAAGCCGCGCAACAAACTCGGCGATGCTCGGGGGGTGGGCTTCGAGCACCGCGCCCACCCAGTCACTCAGGTTGAGCGCGGGGGCGATGATATGCCGCGCGATGGCCAGGGACTTGACCCCGCCGGGGTCCATTTTGGTGGGATACACCATGTACGCGCCGGAGTAGGCCTTGCGGCCCGCGGCCTTGAAACGCTCGATGCTCGCCGAGAACTCCTCCGGCTCGAACTCGAGCGCCGGCCGAAACAGCACGCCGTCCTCGATCAACCGCTGCAGCGTGGGCGGCCAGTTAACGAGCCGCGTGATGAGCAGTATGAACCAGAGATCCGCCCGGTGCTCGTTGGGCCGGATGATCCGCTCAATCACCCAGCGCGAGACGCGATCGTCGCGGCGGCGGACGTTGGTGAACCGATACCGCGCGAGCACCGGGTCCGCGGTCCAGGGCGCCGGGTGACCGTTCTCACGGGCGAGGCGGATCGCCTCGCGCTCCCGGATGAAGTACAGCAGCCCCGGCAGCGTGGCCACCGTGAGAGCGTCGGGCCGGGGGTGAGGGCAGGCTTCACGCATTGTCAAACTCCCGGATGATGGCGAGCAGCGCGGGGTGGGGGTCGCGGTGATCGATGCGTCGCACGTCGCAACCCGCCGCGCGCAGGTTGCGGTAGCAGTTGACCACGCTCTCGTACTTGTCAATCAGGTTCTTCGGGTTGAACTCCTTCTCATTGCCCGCCACGGCGCGCCGACCTTTGACCCGCTCGATGCAGAGCGCCTGCGGGGTGTCCAGGAACGCGTACACCGCGCACCCTGTGGGCTGCACGGCCTGGGTCACCTGGCCGCCGAGCCCGCTCGCCGAGACCAGCGCCCCCTCGTACAACACATGACCCGCGGGGTGCGCCTTGAGCACCCGCTCGGCGATCTCGGCCTGGGTTTTGATGGCGTCCGTGCCGCCGCAGGTGTTGTCGTACTTGCCGACCACGAACAGCGGCGCGCGCACCCCGGCCGCACTCAGGTCGGTCCGGTACCCGGCGATTCGCCCCCCGCTCATCAGGGTGGCGGTGGGGTAGCCGTTCAGGAACTCGCGCACCGCGGTGGTCTTGCCCGAGCCGAACGTGCCCGCGACTCTCAGTATGACATACCGGCTCATAGAAAGCACCCCGCCCGGTAGGGTTGCCCCGTCGCGGGGAACAGCGTCGCCCGCTGCTTCAGCGTCAGCGGCTCGGTCTCACACTCCAAGCGCAGCCAGTCGGGCAGCAGCTCGTAGCGCATGTCCTTGAACACCTCGGTGTACGCCGACTGGCCGCGCTCGTCGGCCCACAGTATGCGCTCCCACGCCATGTCGGCGTAGACGCCGGGGTAGCGCCGGCCGAAGAAGTGGTTCTTGAACGTGCACAGGTTGCTCTCCAGCGTGTACCGGCTCACGTGCGGGGTGTCGTGGTTGGCGGCGCTGAACTCGGTGAGCAGGGCCTCGGCCCGCTCCCCCAGCCAGGCGCACATGCGCCCGAAGTCGGGGTAGTCGCCGCTGTGGCTGTTGGGCTGACGCCGGTCCCAGACCAAGTGATCCAGCCCCAGCAGGAACAACATGCCGTTGCGGTGGGAGCGGCTGCCCGCGCGGTCCCCAAACAGCAGGTCCGCGCAGTCCGCCCCGTAGCCGTTGAGCGCCACGTACTCAAGGTAAGAGAACGCCGACAGCCGACCGAACGAATGATAGTGCTCGCGCACCAGGCGCCACAGCTCCGCGTAGCTGCGCCCGGTGAGCATGGCGGCCTGCGCCCCGGCGCCGTGCTCGGCCACCACCCGGGCGTAGGCGCGGATGGCGGCCGGGGTGTCCTTCTTTTGATACCGCCGGTCGGTGTCAAACTGCAGCGTGTCCCACTCCGCGTTGAACCACTCCTCAAACCGCGTCAGCGCGGCCCCCGCGGGCGGCACCTGCGGCAGCTGCTCAAACAGCCGCAGCGAGGTGATGGGGTTCTGGGTCAGGCCGTTCAGGAACGCAAACCACAGCCGCTGCTCCGCGCCCCAGTCGCGCCGCCGCGCCAGCTCCGGCAGGTACAGATAGACCAAGCCGGGCATGACCCCGTGCTCAAGGTTGAGCTGGTACAGCGCGTCAAAATAGGCCCGCCGGTTCTGCGGCTGGCGATAGTCGATGCTACTCATTCTGAGTTCTCCGAGTGTAGAACGGTTCGATGACTGCGGGGTCGGGCGCCGACCCGACGATCCAGAACGCGGTGCGGTCGTCGGGCTCCTCAAACATCACATCGTTGGCGCGCAGCCAACGGATCATCTTCGCCTCGTACGTGGGGTGGAACTGTATCCCGTCGTGAGACTCGCCCGTGAAACGGTCGCTGTACTGGCTGTAGCCCGTGTCGTGCAGGCTGTGGTGCCGCCACCGGAACGGCAGGTTCTCGAGCCGCACCCCGATGTGCTCCAGCCGCTGCCGCACCCAGGGCAGCTTGTTGGGGCCGATGCCGAGCGTGAACAGCTCGCGCAGCCCCCGCGGCTCCCTCAGCAACCCGAGCAGCACGCTGGTCAGGGAGTTGCCCGAGCCGGCGGGCACAATCAGCCGCTGCACCTCGGGGGGCATGTTCTGGACCTGCCACGCGCCGACTTCGTGAAACTTGCGCACCGTGTCGGGGTCGTACCGCTCGTGGGGCACCGTGATGCCGTACTCGACCACCAGCGAGTCGGGCTGCGTCAGGTCGGCCACGCGGCGCTGGATGATGGGGTTGTACGGCCCGGGGGCGTACTCAAACGCTGCGCCGAACCCGGCCGCGATGCGCGGGTTCTCGTGCCGCAGCACGGTGTCCGGGCGGCTGTAGACGACCTGCCGCGCGGGGAGCCCGTAGTGCGCCCCGACGATCGCCGACATGCTGAGCTGGGGGCTCTGGATGCTCGCGCCGGTCACGATGTGCGTGCGCCCGGGGCGGAATCGGTTGACGTACCAGATGAGCTGGCGCATCTTGGAGCCGTTGGGGCCGCCGTAGCCCAGCGGGGCAAAGTAGTCGTCCCGCTTGAACCAGATTCCGCGCCGGTTCTCCCACGGCGTCAGCGTGCCCAGGTGCTCCTCCCACCGCACCCGGGCGCGGTCCAGCGCGAGCTGCGGGAATACGGTCTGCGCCATCGCTCAGGCCGCCTCGGCGGTCGTCGGGGCGGCCCCCGGGCTCACCAGGGCGAAAGAGCGCCCGTTGATGACCACCGCGCGGGGGGTGCCGGCCTTGGCCGCGGCGTACAGCTGCGCGGTCAGGCGGTCCTGCTGGCTGCTGGTCATCCAGTCCGGCCGCTCGCGCCACATGCGGTGCGCGTTGGGCCAGGTCTCCCCCGTCTCCAGGCAGGCGATGCGGCGGTCGAGCTTGAGCGTGGTGCGCATGGCGAGGCGCGGGGCCGCGGGGTCGGCCCGCTGCGCGATGACGCGGGGCGAGCCCGGCTCCTCCGCCGCCAAGCTGCGGAACAGCTCCGCGCAGCGGCGCTCGGCGGTCCGGCGGTCGGCGAACCGCTTGACGGGTTTGGTGCTGTGGCGGTTGTAGAACGCCACCAGCTGGGGCGTAGACATGGTGCTGAACTTGACAGAGGCGGATTGCATGATTGAGTCTCCGGGTTGCCGCCCCGGAGGGCGGCGGTTGGTTAGCGGACGGTTTCGATCCAGCGAAGAACATCGTTCACGGCGATCCAGTCTTTTCGCTCGCCGTTTTCGTCTCCCTTGAACTTGTCAGAGTGCAGGTGTTGCCGCAGCCACTCCACCTGATGGGCGATATGTTCAAGGCGCTCGCCGCGCTCGCTGATGATCGACTCAAGGCGCTT